GTTGTAGCGCTCGCCAAGCGACTCGATCTCCCTAATGATGTAGCCGTAATCGATGACGTTGCCCTCCGTGGCGATCACCAGGCCATCACGGACCCAGGCGTCGTACGGCACCCGGTCGCGCCGCGCGCGCTCGATCATGTTGTCTTGCGGTATCCAGAACCGCGGCAACACCGTGACCTGCTCGGGCTCACCGGGCTCCGACGGGAACACCATGACAAACGAGGCAATGTCCGACGTGCTGGCCAGGTCAAGCCCGCCGTAGCACGCCGCGCCTTCCAGCAGGCGCGCATCAAAGGGATCCCCGCACGCGTCCCAATCGATCATGGGCAGCCAACGCGACTCCTGAGCCGTCCACTGGTTGAGGTGCAATCGGCGAAACGTGTTCTGATACGCCGGGCTGGCCTGGGCGCGCTTGGCCTCGGTGCGCAGATAGTCCATCTTGACCGTCTGTCCCAGACTGGGGTTGGCCTTGGCCCACACCTTCTCGTCGAGCCAGTCGTCCTCTTGCTCTGCCGCAAAGATCACCGGCAAAAAGGTGTCATCCTCGACGATGCCCTCAGCCACCTGCCGCGCGTACTCGTGCTGCTCCCAGCAAATAGAGTTGCGGTCAAAGCCCGCCGTGGTAATGGCGATAGTCAGCGGCTGACGACGCGCGCCGGTGGAGGTGGCGAGCACGTCCCACAGGTCGCGGTTGGGCTGGGCGTGTAGCTCGTCAAAGATCACCGCGTGGGCGTTGAGGCCGTGCTTGGTGTAGGCATCGGCGGAAAGCACCCGGTAGGCGCTGCGCGTCTGCGGCACAATGATGCTGTTGCGATAGACCTGCGCCCTCGAGCTGAGCTGAGGCGACGCGGACACCATCGCACTCGCCTCGTCGAATACCAACCGCGCCTGGGCGCGATCTGCCGCGGCACAGAACACGTCAGCGCCGGGCTCGCCATCGGCCAACAGCAGGAACAGGGCGATTCCCGCGGCCAAGGTCGTCTTGCCATTTTTGCGAGGCACTTCAACGTATGCCGTGCGATACCGCCGTGTGCCGTCGCGGCGCTTCCAGCCAAACAGCGGACGAATCACGCGCTCGCGTTGCCAGTCCAGGAGGCCGAACGGTTGACCGGCCCACTCGCCCTTGCTATGGCACAGTAGGCGCTCGAAAAACGCCTCGGCAATGGCCGCGGCCCTTTCATCAAACCAGAAATCAGCTGGCACGCTCGGCTACCTCTTGGAACAGCAACTCGGCTAGGCTCTGCTCCTGCTCTTGCACGGGCACTCGCAACCGAGCGCGCTCGGCTGGCGTCAAGCCAAACTCGCCAAGCATCTGCCGCATCTGGTCCCATGCACGGTTGGCGATGTGATACCACGGATTCGGGTACGGATTCCCTGTCTCCGCAGAGACAAGCACCGGCCCCTCTTCGCCCACTCGCCGCTCCGCTTCAACCCAGCGGCCTGCCGCCGCGCAGAACATGGCCAGCGCGTACTTGTCCACCGCCGTAAACAGTCCTGCGCCCAGCAGCATCTTGCCCAGGTCGCGCCAGATCTCTGCCGCCGTCTCGCCAAGGAAATCCGGCGGGCTTGGCGTGCGCTGAGGCACGTCAAACTGCGGTTCAGAGGGATTCAACGGTCGCTTCCCGGGATTGCCCGCAAGCTCCTTGAGCACTGTCGGTTTTGGCGATGGTCCCGGCTTCACCTGCTACCCTACCCCTACTTCTATCTTGCGCGCGCGCGAGAATATAGCCACCCAACGGTCTACACTGAAAGACCGCAGAGTTTTATCCCCCCCTCCCGGTCTTCATGCTGTGATGCTCATGGCATAACGCCTGCAAGTTGGCCCAATCGTCTGTTCCGCCATCCCTACGCGGTATGATGTGGTCCACATCTGTTGCCTGTCTGCCGCATACCTCACACTGCGGATTGCGCAACAGAAACGCAGCGCGTGTCTTGCGCCACTCGTATCCATACCCCCGCCTGGTCGAACTCACCCGCAAGTCAGGCTGCCTCTGTCTCTGTAGCGAATGCTTGGCACATCGGCCATTGGCCACCGCCACATTCGGGCATCCTGGATACGAGCACGGGCTCGCCACTCTGAACGGCATCCCTCATCACCTTTCGGGGCGCCGAGCTGCTCACCCTCAACGCCCCACACAAAGGAGGGAGAGGCCCAGAACGTCAAAACGCTCTGGCCTTTCAGCCAGAGCGTATCAGAGCGTCATGTCAGATCATGTCCGTTGCGCGGACACATTATGACCTATCGCGGACACCCTTCATACAAGCAAGCCTCAGTGATTGCCAAATCACCTTAGTTGTTAGTGGGTAAAACAACGGCTCACCTTGCAGGTCCAGCAGGTCACGTCGGATCGTTCGCGCACTCACCCCAAACTCCTCAGCCAGCTCGTCGGTGGTATAGCAGCGATCATCCAGCAGGCGCATGAGCGCCACCAGCCGCACAGCCCGATTCGGTGCTGCCATGTATAGCCTTTCTGGTTATAGGTTGGCGTTGGCGAGTGCTACGATTGCATCGGTATTGGTCAGGTTGTGCAAGGCCGCATAGAGATCCACAACATCCCCAAATCGCCCACAGCCAAAGCACTTCCATCCGCCATCTGGATAGATATAGAACGATGGATGCGTGTCAGCGTGCAGCGGACAACAGATAGGTAGTGGCCGACGCGCGCGCGCCAGGCCCAGCAGATCTTCAGGCCGAACCGTCGTTTTGATTCGATCCACTGTTCCCATGCCGACGCCGAGCTGCGTACCGTTTGCCCGAGATGCAATCTCATACGGGTCTGTTTGGCGCATGTCGGCCACGGGTTGTGCAACGTCATCCGGTGCAATCGGCCATACGTCCGCCAGGTGCTCGATACGCTGCATCTGCTGGCCGTCAGCCGCGTAACGCCAGCCAGACGGATGCACTGACGGCGGCACAAGCACGTATCCATAACGCGCTTTGATGTCTACGTCACCAACTTTGTACGAGGTGATAGGCTCATCACAGATGAAATACGCGTGCATACCACGAGCACTTTGCACCGTGTAGGTGTCAACGCGAATGACGGCCATCGTGAGCCATGACTGCCACCATTGATAGGCCACCATTGAGTCGAAGTCGATTACCACCAAATCAGCGTAACCCGTTACTACGCCGAGATTACGCTGTAAGCCACCGAACCATATCTGTGTCTCAGCTTCAGTCGCCTGTCTCTCTTTGAACACTGACCACCCATCATGGCCTGTGGCCGCGAGAGCATCGAATGATGGCCGCTTGCCTCTCGCCATGATCGGGAGGATGGAGAAGCCAGCATCGAGCCAAGATAGAGCAGTTTGTAGAGTGGTCATGATGCGCCTTTCGCGTCCAACCTCGTCCAACGTCCAACCTCGTCCAACCTCTGGTTATATATTCTTTTTCGTCCAGTACTTTATCTCTAAATCTCTCCCTAGGTTGGACGGGTTGGACAGAGTAGTATATAGGGACAAGCGCCTATTGTTTTGATGCATTTTATTACGTCCAATTCGCCGTTTTGCAGGTTGGACAGGTTGGACACCACGTTGGACAGGCTGGACGCTCATGGGGTCGGACGTCCATTTGATTTCTCTATGCCAAAATATCCCCATATCCGTTTTTTCTTGCCGTTGACCGTTTGTTTCTTCTTCTGAAACCCCCACTCGCCAAGAGTTGCGGCAACGTCCATAGAAACGGACTTGGCGTTGGGCGCTCTGTACCCCACAGTCTGTAACCATTCGACGATCTCGGCTGTTGATGTCCAGACGGTTACATCGTCTGGGTCCAGGTAAAAGTACTTGTCTAGGTATCCCTCGATTACGTTTGGCACTCTGTACGCATCATTGTTTTCCTCGGACTGCATTTTTTCGTCCTTGGTCAATGTCCATCGCTCGCCCGCGATGTAGGCGTTGAATGCCTCACCCCATATTTGATCGGGGTTCATAGCAGAGTAAGCCCAATCAATGGTCTTGATGTTGGCTATTAGAAATCGCCGGTTGCCTGTTTGATCGGCCAGAATGCCAGCCGAATTGTTGACGGTGCCAATCATGCTGGCTAGCGCGGGGCGCACGCTATCGAGGCGAGCGTAGGGCCTGCGGAATGTGACCACACGTTGCGAGATGAACGCTTTCAGCGCCTCGATATCAGCGCGCCGTATGGTTGCACCAAGCTCGGAGACCTCCCAGATCCATTTGGAGGCCAAGCGTATCCAGGTATCTTTGTTGTCTGGGTTGACAGCCGATTCGATGAAATACTCTGGCAGTGATCTTGAGAGCCATTGTGAGAAATGGCTTTTGCCGATGCCCTGGGGACCGTCAAGAACTAGCATGGCATTTTGATGATGTTCACCGTCCATAACCTTGGCGACTGCGCCAATGAGCCACATCCTTAGCCAGCGAGAAAAGCACTTGTGAGGCTCAGTAATGTCGGTGAAATGTGAGGCTAGCTCCTCTATATGGGGTTGTCCGTCGTACAGGGTAGCGCACGTCGTGAGGTAAACCTTGACGGGGTGGTAGCGATTGCGGCCCGCTTCCATCTTGATGACATCTTCAACCGCGTACCCATTGGTAAAGCCCTGGGCGCGCATCTTGGCCCGGATGGTTGCGAGGGCAATGTCATCTAGCGGGGTATTGTTGCACTCGATAAGATCACCCGCCTCGTTGAGACGGAATCGATACCCCATCTGTTGCAGGGCGGTGACGTAAGCTTGTACGGTTACAGGCGGAGAGCTCATGGCATTTGTCCTTTGCAGGTGCGCACAACGATGTGCAAACTATAGCCTTGGAGCTGGTATGAAGCCGATGCCTTGAGCCTCAAGTATTTTGGCAAAGGAATGATCGGGACATACAACAAAGAACTTGTCTATTTCATGGTATGAAAGAGACGGTTCATATTGTTGGTACGTCCGCACTTGCCTGATAACCTCGCCGATGGATGGTATGTAGCTCTTTACCTCGAATGCGACAGCCCGGTTTATTCTCCATGTTCCCCATCGTGCTGTTTTTTGGCCGACAGGGGCCGATAACCCCATGCCGTTAATTTCGAAAATAACTGCCATATCTATGAACCCAATGAGATATTTGTTACTCATGACTGGCAGTTCCCATTGTTTATTCTTTATAACTACTGGCTTAAATGATAGGATGGGAATATCTCCCTCGACTGTATATTCTTTTCGTTCAGCCCATTGTATTTGCTCTGATATCTCTTTGGCGCTCGTACCATCCTGATGGCAGTAGGTATCAAGTATGATCTGCATATTCTCGTCGAGCCACATCATCAACTGGTCATGTTCTGGGGTTGCCAAATCATTGTCGCGGAATCCCAGACGCTCCTGCAAAGTGCGCGCATTCATCTTGTTGGTAGCTGGCATGATCTTTTCCCTTCCAACGCAAAAAGCCGAGACCATACGGTGTTCTGGGGAGAACCTGCACGAGGGTTGCCCACAAGCGCAGTCCGCATGGTCTCGGCTCTTTGCCGATGATAGGTTGTGGTAGCAGGTAGGCAACAAAAAGCCCACGTGCTCATCGCAGTTCTCCCCAGAACTGGTACCATTATACCACACCTCTCCCGCGCGCGCAACGGTTATCTCGCATGTCTCGCTATCGCGGCCTGGGCCAGCAGCCGGTCATTGTCAGCCTCCAGGTTGGCGATGTAGGTCTCGATTTCAGCGAGGTGACGCTTGGGGTCCATCAAAGCCCTCTTTCCGCCTGAAGCGTGTTCCATGCTTTTCGCAGGTCTTTCAGCTGCGACCGCAGAATGATCATGCGGTCGTAATACTGCGGGCCGTTGGCCAACCGCTCGATCGAGGTCAACAGCCGCTCGATTTCGGATGCTGGTGTCTGGCCACTTGCCAGCGGCACATCGCCGTATAGGTCGATCAATAGCGGTTTTGCGTCGTAGCGGGGCTCCTCTTCCATCTCTCCTCCCTTCGGGGCTGGCCTTGCCCGCGACCATCCCCCCCCTATGCTTTCGGCGGAAAGCCGCCGTTAGCGGTTGTGGCCCGCGCGGGGTAATGACCTGATGCCATGACTCGCCACCAGTATCCTCTCTGGTCACGGTCAAATGGTGGATAAAAATCGCGCGGGCCTTTTCGATTCTGCTGCGCTTGCTGGCGCCTGCTCGTCTCCTCTCTCTCTGTCGTCTACTCTCTGCGTCCATCCGTGGCCCTGCCGGTGCCGCGGATAGGCGCGTGTACCCTAGCGATACATCGGATTCGGCCCATGACGCGCGGCCAACGGTCGTGCAAACTTGCGGTGATACTCGGCGTCACCGAGCAAGAGTTGTTCGGTTTTGTCTGCAAGATCGATCACTCGATCCGCGGTGGCCGTCTGACCGCCGGAGGCTTGTGCGAGTTGTCTCAGGAAATCCCGGCCATGTTGCTCTCGCTCCGGGCCAACGAAAATCGTATCAATGCGCGCCTTGTACTGTTTCGCACTCGCCAACGCTGCCTCCTCGCTGTCCGGCTCGCCGTCGCTCACCACAAAGAAGCGCATGTCTGGTATGTCGGCCACACGGGCGAAGTCTAGGGCGTGGGCTAGATCGGTGTTGGTTCCTTGAAAAGTTGGAAGACCCGCCGGTTCAAACTGGGCGTGATCGGAGAACGAAATGACGGCGATTTTGCCTGGAAGCGATGCCTGTAGCTTGCGCAGCTCCTCCAATGCCACGCCATAACGACTCTTGCCCCCACGTGAGTCGGTGGTACTCATGGACCCCGACACGTCGATGATGACCACTGCCTCAGCGGCCATGAACGACTCCGCGATGGACATCCCGCTCCGTTGTGCCACGTCGGCGATGGAGCCGACAGCGATTGCGTTGTCTTGGTTCATAGTTGCACCTCGTTCAAGTGGGCATACTGACCATAGATGGTGCGAGCCGTTTCGTTGTATGCTCGGGCCGCTTCTTCCTCGGTCTCGAAATAGCCAATGTGAACTTGGCGCCCATCTACCTTGATGTAGGCTTTCCACTTGTGCGCGTGCTCACGCCAACATACGCCCTTGAACCGAGATGAGGCGTCTTCAACCAGCGCATGTCGGTTCGCATTGTTCTGGCTGCGCGTCACGTGCCTCAGATTGCACCGACGGTTATCTGCCCGATTGCCATTGATATGGTCAACCTCAAGTCCTGGGATTCTGGGTAGGACAAAGTGATGCATACTGACGACGACACGCTTGCCCTTATGTTTGCTCATTCGACGTGCATACCCGTCGCCATAGAACCACTTGTGCGCGGACAGTTCTGGATAGTCCTCATCATCAACGAGCGCATACTTGCCTTGTGTTAGAGGTATCCGTTTCATCGCTACACCCAGCTTTCTACAAATGTATCTGCCCCCAAAGGCCAGCTAGTCACAAGCGTGCATCAATCCTCTCGGGTAATGTCCTCCCAGGCCCAGATACGCTGGACGATGAACCGCCCTAACTGCTCCATGCCCTCACACATCAGAAACCCACATCGCAATGGTGACCGATACTCAAGTTCCTTGGTGGGTCGCCAGCTCTTGTGATCGATAGTAGCCTCAAGCCTAAGCCCAGCGTCGTATTTGGCTCGCATCTGTGGACTAGACAGAACCTCATACGCATGTTGGATGGTAATGAACTGTTCCTGGGCATCCGGCTCCTTGGACACATCAGGATGCCACTGTCGCGCCAGGCGTCTATACGCCGAGCGGATGTCCAGCGCCCCAGCGGACTGTTGCAGCCCCAGCACGGCATACAACGTCGGCAGCTCATCGGGTCGCTGCTCACCGGCGCCGAACCACTGACGCAGCACTGACTCGGCAAAGATCACGCTCCAGCCGCCGCCACACCAACCGAATGCCGTTGCGTTGCCATCGCCTCTGTCTTTTGTCCTGCCGATGTATCGCACGTCGAGAATGCGGGTCGTGGTCTGTGGCGTAACGCTGGCCATCGATGGCACAGCAACGACTTCGCCGAGGTACTGAGCTGCAAGGTCCGCGAGCGTT